TGACCATTTCTATCAATGGTTAAATTGTTTGAATTAAATGTACCTCTAGTATCTATGATAGTAATTTCATCTCCTACTGCTGGAGATGAAGGTAAATCAATTTCTATAGGATTAGCTGTTGTATTAGCAAAAATTTGTGCTCCTGCTACAGCTGCGTAAGGTGAGTTAGAATCTGTTATAGTTGCATAACCTTTTTCTATAATTCTTGTTGTTGTGTTTGTACCATCAGAAACACAAAGTAAAGTTGATCCTGGTGGAACAGGTTGAGATGTACCACTAGCGGTTAATACACTTAATGTTCTATTAGATGTTCCTCTAACTGTTTCATCACTTATGATCCAAACTCTTTCAGATCCCGATGGCATTGTTAAAGTTCTGTCACCAGCTAAAGTTCCAGATAGTTTTAAATAAAAATTTTTACCATTTGATGTTGCACCATCTGATAAAAGTAAAGTTACACTTGCACCAGCCATATCTATATCTTGATAACCACTAGCGCTTTGTTCTAAAATTTGTAAGTTAGTATTTGTGATAGTACCCCAAAGACCAGCTTTCTCTCCGGTTGCTACTATTTCTAATTTTAAATCTGATGAAAATGTTGATGCCATAATTTTAACTCGGATCTATAGGTGTCCAAACCATGTTTGCTCCTGGAACTATTTCGTTCCATGTAATTATACCAGGCTCTTTTGTATCTACCGTTAGTGGTACCCCACTAGGGCTTACAAGTGCCTCTCCTGTAATTGTAACATTTCCAGTGGCTAACGTCAATGGATTTGCTGTAGGAGAAGCCGTAGCATCTGCTGTGACTGTAACGGTGCCAATACCTAATGTTAGTGGGTTAGCTGTAACACTTATATTTGCTTGACCTGTGATACTTAAAGTACCGAGACCTAAAGTTAATGGATTAGGAGTTGCCTCCTCTGTAACAGCATCTGCTATGACCCCTACACTACCAATAGTAATAGTTAATTGATTACCTGTTACAGCTACAGCTACATCTGTATCTGGTCCTGATGTAGCAAATGGTAATGCTGATATTGCGTCAAATCCTAAACTCATAAATAATCCTTAAAAGGAGACAGGGGGTATGTGGTGGTGCCCTGCCTCCATCTAAGAATTATATACTATATTTTTATAGTATCAACTCTGTTAATTCAGAGTTAGATCCCACAGAGCCTTTATAAAAAGTATTAAAAGCTAGACTTATTCTTGTGTTATTACCTTGTTTAGTTTCTACTTGATGAGTGGTTGATGATGGAAACATAAATAAATTACCTGTTTCGACAGGAAAAAACCAAGTGCCAGAATTCCATAAATTATATTTAGTATTATTTATTTCTGGGGATATTTGTCTATAGACTATAGGATCTGAAAAAAGTATTTTGTCATTTTTTATATCTGAATCAAAATATAATACACCAGATATTACTGAATTAGGATGTTGGTGTTGATGGTGATATTGATTAGCGTCGGTATAGTTTAACCACGATTGAGTTATATATAGTTCTATATTGTTTTTTGGACAAATAATAGTATTTAAATAATTTTTACAATGTTTATCTAAAAACTTTTTTATATTTTTAAATTCTTTGTTATTTAATATATAAGTATCTTTTGTACTTAAATTACCAATATTATTTTTACAATGTTTTTTGTGTTCTTTTACAAAATTTAACTCTTGTTTTGTAAATCCTCTATCCATTTTTGTTGTATAAATAGGTATCGGAAAAATAGAATGTATTACAGGTTCTTTCATTAATCAAAATAATTAAAATTTAATATATATCTAAAATCAACATTTTTTGATTTTGTTGCTCTATGTTCTATGTTAGAATTAAAAATAACTATTTTATTTTCTTCTGATTTTATAAATTTAATTTCATCGTTAATTTTAAACTCTGTGCCACCATCACAAGTATTAAGATAAAGGATAGCAGTTTTACATTTATACGAGTTATCAGTGTGAAAAGCACAAGCATCTTTTTTTAAAAAACAAGATGGAGCTAAATTTGCTCTAACCTCTACTACAGCTTTTGAATTTAATTTTTTTAGAATAGGAATAATATATTTAAAATATGCGTCACAATTTATTTGATTATTATTATAAAAAGAATGAGTAAAATAACCTAAATTGTCAGTTGTCCCTACGACCATAGTTTTTCTTTGAAACCACGAAAATTCTGATTCCATAATAAAAGTTTTTAAATCATTAAAAAACGCTGCATCTAAAAAATTATTAATACTATTCATAATTAATAATTGCGTAAGTAAATATTTTAGGATTCGTCGGAGTTACTACTTTGTATTCTACGTTAGAGTCAAAAGACACTAATTGATTTTCTGTGCTTTTAATAAAAGTATTATCAATCTCGATACCACCATTAGTATTATTAGCAAATAAAACTGCTACTTTAGTATTTGGTTTATGGTGATTAATTAAATATTTTTGTGGTTTTAATGTTTTAGTGAATAAATTAAATTTTACTGAGTGTAATTTTTTGTGTGATATTTTTTCTAAGGCCGGTCTAATCATTTGTAAATAATTAATAAAAATACGAGATGTTAAATTAGAATCTTTTATAATTTCATTTGAAAATTTATATCCTTCACAAGGTCTATAATTTACAAAATCATTGTAAAACCAAAAAAATGTATCTCCTGTTAATGTGTCTCTAATACTAGAAAACAATATAGGGTCTATAAAATTGTTAATGATGTTGTATCTAGTCATAATTTATAATTTAAAATAGTTAAAATTAATAACCACTCTGACATTTTCATCAGTGCAAGTGGTGCCTGTATGCTCTAATTTAGAATCAAATTCTACAAAACGATTAGCAAAAGATTCAACTTTAGTGCCATCTTTAAAAATAGTATAACCATTACAAGTATTTAAATATAATATAGCGGTGGTTAAATTTTCTTTGTCGTCAAAATCTGTATGAAAATCAAATTGTTTTATTTTTGGAGTTATTGTTAATAAATTTGCTTTTGCTCTTACTAAAGAAAAAAGATTTATTTTTTGAATAATCGGTTCAATTACACAATAACTTTTTCTTGGTTTTCCAAATTGATAAAATATGTGAATAAATTGAAATTCATTTCTTATTAACTTTTCTGATGTAACAGCTTTAGCGTAGTACCAATCAAAAGTATCATTTAAAATTAAATTTTGAATAGATTTAAATGTTTCTTTGTCTAAAAAATTATCTGTTATTTTCACACCACCACCACTATTATTAATTAATTATAATAAATCCCATTGTTTTGTTTCTTCATTCCAATCATAATATTTTCTATCTTCAATTTCTTCATTTGTCAATTCAGGTCTAACAACAGGTGGATCCCATCGACAAGTTTCTTCATTTAATATCCAAGAATTATAAGGTTTTGGTGGTATAAAAGCATCTCTATCCTCATCATACGTATATCCTGGTCCAGCATAATTTTTTCTTATATTTGCATTGTAAGAAGTTTGTTTCCAAAGTGGCCAGTGAGTTAATTCTGTTAAAAATTTAATTCCATTAATTTCGTGTTCTACACCATTGCTATCTTTTAAAACTTTATTAGCAACTACGTGAACTTCTATAACTTTACTATTTAATCCTATTTTTGCAAAATGTGCCATAATATTTTATGCTACGTATGTACCATCTCCATTAAATGTAATTACTGTTTTTCCACCAACTCCGGTATTAACTGTTGGACTTCCTGTTACAGTTCCTGAATAATTTGCATCTGGAACACTTATTATTACAATGCCTGAACCTCCAGCTTTTGCTACGAAATTAGATGGAGAACTTTGATTTGCTCCACCTCCACCGCCACCAGTGTTTGCTGTACCAGCAACTGAATCAGAATTATTTTCTCTTGCTCCAGCTCCACCACCACCTGCACCACCCGCACCAACTGGACCTGCAGCAGGACAGCCTCCGCCTCCGCCTCCAGCATATGTAACTGAAGAACCTGTTATAGAATTTGCTGTTCCATCTCCTCCAGATCCACCCATTGTATTTGTAGTAACATTTTGACCAACAGCGTTTGCACCTCCGCCGCCTGCACCACCATTGTATGGACTACCTACCATATGACCACCATTATTACCTTGACTTGGAGTTGTACTAGGTGTGTTTCCTGATCCACCAGCATTAGTAGCATAAGCGCCACTACCACCACCGCTGCCACCATCTTTACCTACCTGAGCAGCACCATTATTAGCTACGGCTGATCCACCACCGCCACCGCCAGTAGAAGTTATTGTTGTTATTCCTGTACCAGAAATAGTAGAATCTCCTCCATTTCCACCTTGACCGGCAGTTCCATTATTGAGAGCAGTTCCTGCAGTTCCACCTTGACCAATTGTAACTGTGTATGTAGCACCTCCAGTTAAACTTACTGAACTAGCTGTTCTGAATCCACCAGCACCTCCACCACCACCGCCGTGACCAGTAGTTTGACCTCCAGCTCCTCCTCCAGCAACAACTAATAAATCAGCATTATAGCTTTGTGGTGTTTCTAAACGAACAGAACCATCATTAATTGGTATCCATCCTTGTGTTGCACCTGAATAAACAATATGAACTGTTTCTCCTGTTGTATTATAATCTGGAGCTGGACTTGTATTCCCTTGATATTTTGAACCATTTAAACTTAAAGTAACTGAATTAGATCCCCAATTTCTTGCGAAATCAGAAAAAATTAATTGATCACCAACAGATGGAGAAGCTGGAAGTGTAAGTGTAATAGCATTAGAACTAGTATCAAGCCATATACCTTGATTAGCAGAAGCTGTGTGTGTAGCGCCTGTAACTATTGTTGATTGCCAATCAATACTAGCAAATCCTGTTGCTGTTCCATTATTAGCTAAAGTAACTCCTGAAGGAATAGTAATTGTATCTCCAGATGTACCTAAAGTTAATGTTGTGCCGCTTTGCGGATCTACCTGATCTACTTCTATTTTACTCATTTATTAAATTCCATTGTTGTGTTTCCTCACTCCAAACATAATTTTTCCCGTCATCAGGATAAGCAACTGGTGCTTCCCATATACACGTTTCTTCATTTAAAGTCCAACTATCAAAAGGTTTAGGAAGGATAAATGCGTCTCTATCCTCATCATACTTATAACCTACTCCTGCGTGATTTTTTCTTAAAGGTGTACCACCTAATTTATGTACTCCACCATTAGTATTATAAGATGTTTGTTTCCAAATTGCCCAACCTGTTAGTTTAGTTAAAAAATCAATACCATTAACTTCTTGTTCAACTCCATTACTATCTAGTAATTCATTGTTGTGAACAGAAAGAACTTCTATTACTTTATTGTTTAAACCTATTTTTGCAAAACTAGCCATTATGTTGTGTAACTCCCTGAACCTGTAAATGTTAATATTGTTTTTTCTTCACCATCACTAGTTGTTGAAATTGTTGGTGAACCTGAAGTTGTACCAGAATAATGAAGAGTTGGAATACTTAAAATAACTACTCCTTTTCCTCCAGCACCACTATTTGAGGCACTACCAGAGCTTACTCCACCACCACCTCCGCCACTTCCTGTGTTTGCTGTTCCATCTACACCAACAGTTGTACCATTTGCACCACCATTTCCACCACCACCTGATCCACCAGTACCTATTGAATTAGGTGATTTTGCACCAGCACCTCCACCACCTGCTCTTGTGACAGAAGAACCTGTTATTGATGAAGCTGCACCATCTCCACCATTTGCAGAATCATTACTAGATGTGCTTGAACCTACTGCACCAGCACCACCACCGCCTCCGCCGCCAGCATTTGTACTTGTTTGTCCACCACCATCTTTTCCTTGAGCTGGTGTTGTACTTGGTGTGTTACCAGAACCTCCTGAAGTCGTAGCAGCACCACCGCCACCACCACCAGATCCACCATTCCCACCATTGTTGGGATAAGCTGATCCATGTCCACCCCCAGCAGATGTGATTGTTGTTAAACCAGAACCAGAAATTGATGAATCATTACCAGCGTTACCATTAGTTCTAGTTGATGTTTGAGTTGCACCACCATCTCCTACTGTAACTGTTATTGTTGTTCCAGTTGATGATATAGATTGTGTTGATTCTCTATAACCACCAGCACCACCACCTCCTGCACCAGCACCGCCTGATATTTCTTTTGCACCACTACCTCCACCACCTATAACAAGAAAATCTATAATATAAGGTGCAGTTTCAAAACTAACATCATCATCGGAAGTTGGAATCCAACCTTTTGTGGATCCTGAATAAACGATATTTATAGCTTGACCATTTGTGTTATAAACTGGATTCGGAGTTGTGCTTCCTTGAAAGTTTTGTGAACCTTGATCTAAAGTTAACGCATTAGTTGCAAAATTTCTAGCAAAATCAACAAAATATAATTGATCTCCCACACTTGAAGAAGTGGGTAGAGTAACAGTACAAGCATTTGATGATGTGTCTATCCAATATCCTTTTCCCGCTTCTGCAGTTAATGTTGCAGCAGTTACTATTGATGATTGCCAATCAATTCCAGCACCAACAAGTGATGCACCTGAAGCAACTTGTACAGTATCTCCAGATTTACCTATAGTAATAGTATTAGCGTTTTCATTAATAATATTATTACCGTCTGTATCCTGTATGGTGTTAACTTTTAAAATACTACTCATTTATTAAATCCCATTGTTTTGTTGTTTCATTCCATCTATAAAAATTTTCATCATTAGGATAAGCAACAGGGGAATCCCAACGACAAGTGCTTTCATTTAGTGTCCAAGATGGATAAGGTTGTGGTGGTATAAAAGCATCTTTTTCTTGATCATAAAAATATCCTTTGCTAGCATAATTTTTTCTAAAAGGTGTTCCACCTAGCATGTGAACACCACCTTGAGTATTGTAAGAAGTTTGTTTCCAAACATCTCTCGTATTATATAAATTATTTAAAAAATCTACCCCAGCTTGTTCAGTAGTTGCAACGTCATTAGATACTACTGCAACTCTCTCGACTATATTTCCTACTCCTAGTTTTGCAAAATGTGCCATTACGCTGTGTAACTCCCATCTCCATTAAATGTTATAATTGTGTCTGATCCACTTGTTGTAACAGTTGGAGAACCACTTGTAGTACCACTATAAGTAGAAGTTAACATTCTTAAAATAACAACTCCACTGCCACCAGTAGCATGAGGTCTAGAAGCCCAGTTTCCACCAGCACCTCCGCCTGTATTTGCCGTTCCAGATGAACCTCGAACGACGGTAGTTTGTTTTCCTCCATTTCCACCACCACCAGTTCCACCTGTTCCTGCTGTACCATTATAAGTAGCTCCTCCTCCGCCACCACCTCTTGTAACAGATGGGCCTGTAATTGTAGAAGCTACACCTGTTCCACCATTGCCTGCCGTACTTCCGCTATTATCTGCACCTACCGCACCAGCACCACCTCCTCCTGCACCAGCTGCACCATTATCTGAACTACCACCTGCAAAACCTTGATTAGCTGTTCCAGCAGAACCTGATCCAGAACCTCCATCTGCTCCACCCCCTGATCCACCAGGAGAACCATCTAGATCTCCACTTCCACCACCATATCCACCTCCGGAAGAAGTTATGGTTGTAAGACCTGAACCAGAAATAGAACTATCTCCTCCTTGACCACCTAATCCTGAATCTGTTGAGGATGCAGCACCACCATTTCCTACTGCAATTGTATAAACTGTACCAGGAGTTAAATTTATAGAACTTTCAGATGAACCACCACCGCCTGAAGTTTCACTATTAAAAGAGGCTCTATATCCACCAGCACCTGATCCTCCTGCTCCTCCAGTTCCGGTCCCTCCACCGCCACCACCAACACATAAAAAATCTACCGCATATTGTACTTCTCCTAAACTACTTTGTAGACCATCATCAGTTACTAACCAACCTCTTGTTGAATCTATAAAAATTATAGTAACAGCTTGTCCTTCGGTTCTTAATATTTTATTATCAGTTGAACCACCAATTTTATCTGAACCATTAGCAACTAATGTTACATTATTTGTATCAAAAGTATTTCGGTAATCTTTTATTGCAACTACAGCTCCTGCTGTTCCAGCTGGTAAATTAACTGTTATTGCTCCACCGTTTGTGTCTACAAAATAACCTTCGCCAGCAACTGCTGTAAAAGTTGATGTCTTAACTGTTGTTGTCCAAGAAGCTGCACCTGTTGCACCAAAATTTGTTGCTGTGCCTTGATTGTTAATTGTTGCACCTGATGGAATTGTGAATGTATCGCCGCTATCTCCTAGGGTTACTGTTGTTCCTGATCGTGGACTAATTTTATTTACTTTTATTTCACTCATTAAACTATTACTAACGTTCCTGTTACTGTGATTGTTCCAGGTACTGTAATAGGTCCCGCAAGAACACCATTTTCGATTGTTTGCGTACCATCGATTGTACCTGCTTGATTTTTTATAAATTCATCTGGAGCTGTTTGACCTCCGATGTATTGGATTCCATTTACTACTGCCGTCATAATTCCTCCTACGAACTAATATCGTCTATGAATGAAGTGACAATATCTAAACTAGAAGCAGTGTTACTATTAGCTTTTAATACATCACCATTCTTTAAAACAATTTTTGCTCCACCTTGAATTAATTCAATCGCACTGTTTGGTGGGACTGAAACGTCTTTAGCTAGAAAATGATCATTACTGCTATTTTCAATAAAAACGTCAACTAAAATAGTAGAGGTAGTAACATTACAACATCTGATTCCAATAACTGCATCAAAGTCTCCACCAGTTATTAAAGTAACTTCAGATGTTCCAACGTTTCTTTGTAAATTGTTTCTAAAATTTTGTGCCATAATTTATTCCTTTATAATGCAACAGCCATTGCAAGTGCAAAACCTGCTGAAGCTGCTCCTACCGGATCTCCTGATGCATCCAAGAAAACCGATTTACTTGCTGGTAGAGTACAGAATACATCTTTTGTACCAGCACTAAAATCAACAACATTATCAGAATTAGAACTACTAAAAATTGTAGCTCCTGATCCTCTTGTTAAGTTTGCACTTGTACCATCTAATGTTCCAAGTCCAACTTCAAACTCACTTGTACCTTGATTAAATATACAATAGTAAGTCGTATTATTGTTTCCTATTCCTGCTGCAAAAGTTTCAAAACCAGTTACTGCTGATCCAAGTGCAAACGCACCTGTTCCAGTGGTTGTGCTTGTTACTTTTACTCTATCATTTATTACTAACGCCATCTATCTCCTTATGATGTTATACTTATAATCGCATTACTTGGTGTAGACGGATCAGGATACGAAATTGTAAAAGTTCCGTTTGTCGCTGTCTTGTTACCACCAAAATCTAAAACTACACACAATTTATTAGAAGCACTTGTATTATAAATAGCTGCAAATGCTGCTGTAAAAGTTGCACTAGCAAAAGTTGTATCTGCAAAATCAATTGCAGTTGTAGCAGTTGTTGCTGTAACTGTTTGACTTGTTAATGCTTTACCGCCTGAAGGATAGTTACTACTTCCTGCAGAACTAACTTCGTCTGTAGCTGAAAACACTGTGCTTGATGTTGTGTAAGGATTAGCTGTGTATAATGCTATTTTAAAAGTGTCACCACCAGAACTAAAATTATGCGTTCCTGATGCGAGTTCACCTTTAAAACTGAATGGTACTATGTTTGCCATTTTTTTCTCCTATTTATTTTCCATAACTTGATGGTGGTTTAACGTTAAGTTGAGCTCGAACTTCACCATCTTGATATTCGTCTCTGCGTCTGTTACCGATTTGCTCGATAGCATACGATTCTAAAGCTTCATCATATGATGCTTTATAGTATTGTAACATATCTGGTGGGCCTTTCAAGTACCCATATGCATTTACTAAGCATGCGTATAAAAGTAAATCTGAATATTTATTTGACAAATATGTGCCAGTTGTGTCTGTGGTAATTGTTGGTGGCTCTTTGTCATAAGCTAGTGTAATTTCATAAGTTCTATCAGGTGTTGGAGCTACCACCCAAAACTCTTCATCCCAATTTGCATAATATTTAGGGATATCTACAGCTGAAGTACCTGGTGTAGAGTAATATTCTGCAATAAAACTAGTGTCTCTTTGTTCTAAATAAAACTGATCACCCTCTGAATTTGTTAATTGTACATATCTAATAAATCTTAAATCAGCCGGAATAGTTACATATCTATTTCCAATAATTAAGTTAGATGTTGCATAAAACACACTTTGATCAGTGTCGATTGCTCTATGAATTTTTAATTCTGCATTTTTAATTATTCTTTCTAATACAGAATCAGATAAAACATTACTATCTACCTCTGTGTAGTTTCTAATATCTGTTTGTAAATTTGCTAAAGTATATGCCATTATCCGTTTACTACCTCTAATGTTACTGGTCCTGCAGAACAGTTTTCACCACCACCTGATACACCACCTGATGTAGCATTGCTAGTGCTAGTTAT